GGCTCTGAAACTGAACAAGCATTTATGAGTAGATGTATGGAAGACTCAGTAATGCGAAATGAATATGACAGAGGTCAAAGAACTGCTATATGCATAGCAAGTTTTAGAGATAAAAAAAAGGGAGAAGAAATGACTGATGTCACAGAAGAATCACTAGAACAAACAGAAGTAAAATATTACGACATTAACTGTGAATGGAAAGTTTATGGTGATGATGAAGAAGATGAAGATGGAAAGTTTTCTGGCTATGCATCAATTTTTGGAAATAAAGATTTAGGCAATGATATTGTTGAGAGAGGTGCATTCACAACTTCACTTCGCAGAAAAAGTCCAAAGCAAATTAAAATGTTATTCATGCACAAAACTGATGAACCAATTGGAGTGTTTGAAAAAATGGAAGAGGACAATAAAGGTTTAAGAGTAGAAGGAAGATTAGCATTAGGCACTCAAAGAGGAAAAGAAGTTTATGAGTTAATGAAAATGGGTGCAATAGATGGATTATCAATAGGATATAAGGTAGATGCAAAAGGATATGGCTATGATGATGATGGCAAAAAAAGATATCTTAAAAATGTAGACCTTATGGAGATTTCAGCAGTAACCTTTCCAATGAATCCGAAAGCTAGAATTCGGAAAGTTAAGGGTGCTGATACTACGATTCGTGAATGGGAGGATATCCTACGAGATGTAGGTTTATCTAGAAGCGAATCAAAAATGGGTGCAAAAGCACTGACCAAGGCACTAGCACAACGAGAGGTTGATGATGTGATGCCAGACTTAATACAATCAATAAATAACTTAACTAAAATAATAAAGGAGTAATATTATGTCAGAAGTTGACCATAATACAGTTAAGTCAGCGATTGAGGAACAAGGTAAGGCATTTGAAGAGTTCAAAGCAACCAATGACCAAAGGATTGCTGATTTAGAAAAAAAAGGTTCTACTGACCCACTTGTTGAAGAGAAGTTAGCAAAGATTGAAAAATCTCTTGATGCACAAGAAGATGTGAATCAAAAGGTGACACTTGCTATGAAACAACAAGAACAAGTTGAAGAAAAACTTGCTACTTTTGAGTCTATGATTAAAAGACCAAATGTAGATGGTAGTCCAGAACAAGTAGAAAAAAAGATTGCTATCTTTGATAGATGGCTAAGAAAAGGTAAAGAAAGCCTGTCACCAGATGAAGTCAAAGCATTGACTGTTTCTGATGATACACAAGCTGGTTTTCTTGCACCACCAGAGTACATGAGAGAACTGTTAAAAACCTTAACAGAAATCTCTCCAGTTCGTTCTCTTGCTAGAGTTAGAGCAACTTCTCAAAGAAGTGTTCAAGTTCCTGTAAGAAGTGCAACATTTTCTGCACAATGGACTGCCGAAACTGGTACAAGAAGTGAAACAACTGGTTATACTACTCAATTGGAAGAAATTCCATGCCACGAGCAGTATGCACTAATTGACATTTCAGAACAAGAACTAGAAGATTCTGTGTTTGATCTTGAGTCAGAAATGCAACAGGAATTTGCCACACAGTTTGCAAAAGCTGAAGGTAATGCAATGACTGTTGGTGATAAGATCAACAAGCCAGAAGGATTTACAACAAATGTAGGTGGATCAACTGCTGGAGGTAGTGCAGTTGTAACAGCCGACACTTTGTTGGATTTAGTTCATTCATTAAAAACCCCATATAACCAAAATGCTACTTTAGTATTTAACAGAAACACTTTGGCTAAAATTAGACAGCTAAAAGATTCTGCTGGTCAATATGTATTCCAACCGGGAATGATGCTTACTGCTGGAACACCAAACACTATTTTAGGTTTCCCTTATGTGGAAATGCCTGATATGGCTGATATAGGTTCTAGTGCAGTTTGTATTGTGTTTGGAGATTTCCGAGCCGCATATATGGTAGTAGATAGAGTTAATCTGTCAATACTTCGTGACCCATTCACTCAAGCTACTTCTGGTAATGTAAGATATGTTGCTAGAAAAAGAGTTGGTGGACAAGTTGTGTTAACAGAAGCATTAAGAAGTTATGTACCAAGCTAAAGGAAGGAGAAAACTATGAATTTTGATTTAGCAAATAATACAGCAGTTGCCCTTTCTTATAAACCTACAGTCACAACAGCCGCCGCTAATGGTACTGGTGTTGACTTACAAGGTTACAAGAGTGCAACTTTAGTCGCTTTCATTGGTGCAGAAGGAGATACACTTTCTTCATCTGTTCACTTTGAAATTTCATTAGAGCATTCTGATGATAACTCAACATTTACTGATGTAACACAATCAGATATTACCAATGGCACAATTGCCGCTGATGGTATCTGGTTGAAAATTGATGGTACTGGCACTGCTGGTACATCTGGTAATCCAGATTCCACTGGGACTGTTACACAAGTTGGTTATGTTGGTGGTAAAAGATATATTAGAGGTGTGATTGCAAAAACAGGCACACATTCTAATGGAACACCAATTGGTTTAATGGTTGTTAAAGGTAATGCTCTGCATTCATCTGATAACACTATTACAGCACACAATGTATAATAGACTGAGATATGAGGGGATTAAGTTCCCCTCTTTCTTTTAAGGAGATAGGATGCCAGTAAAAATGATAAATAAAACAATAGGAATTAATGATCCTCTAGGAGTCACTACGAGAATGTATGAGGTAGATGAGGTCATTGAAGATAATCCAGAATGGTTAAAAAAGGTTGGAGAAAAATTTGTTGAACATGGTCATGCTATGTACATTGATGCAGAAGTTGTTGTGCCAATGACAAAGGACTATGATTCACTTCCTTCTGATGTAGAGCCTAAAGAAAAACCCAAAAAGAAAAAATTATCAATTTTCTCTAAAAAAAAGTAGAGGTGGATAATGTCAAGAGGGCTTTCATCCAATTTCTTGACTGCGATAACCTCCAGTTCGCTAAAACCATTTTATGCATTTGAAGCACAGTTTTTAGAAGGTGCAGTAAGATTATGGACTGGTTATGGTAATATAACTATAAACAGCCAGACCTATACTGGTGGTGGCTCTTTGCTATCTGTCAGTGCAGTAGAAGAAACATCTGAAATAAAAGCAACAGGAATCAATGTAGCCTTGTCAGGTATGGATAGTTCTATACTTGCCGCTTCATTAAATGCAAACTATCAAAACAGAACATTCACTTGCTATCTAGGAATGTTAGATGAAAATTATTCTGTAATATCCAGTGTTTACCAATTATTCCAAGGGCGAATGGACTCTATGACAATTAATGATGGTGGAGATGAAATTATTATTACATTATCAGTAGAATCACGATTGATTGATTTAGAAAAGCCAAATGAAACACGATATACAAGTGAAGAACAAAAAAGATTGTTTTCTGGAGATTTAGGTCTTGATTTTGTAACTGATTTACAAGATAAAGATATAAATTGGGGAGGAAAGTGAGATCAGATAATTGGGAAAACAAACTTCAAGAATATATTGATAAATACAGACAAACACCTTTAGAGTTTGGTACACATGATTGTTGCACCTTTACAATTGAATGGGAAAAAGTCCTAACAGGAAAATCAACATTTCCAGAATTTGACAAGACATTCAAAAGCCTTGAACAAGGTAAAGAAATATTAAAAAAAGTAGGATTTAAAAATTGGGTAACGATTGTAAATAGTAGGCTTGAAAGAATACGACCAATACAAGCTAGAAGAGGTGATTTGGTTTCTATGAAGTTTCAAGGTGCATATTGTATGGGCATTTGTCTTGGTAAAATGTGTGCATTTGTAGGGTATGACAAAATGGAATTTATCTCAAAAGAGCAAATGAAATATGCTTGGAGGTTTGGGTAATGGGTGGTGTAGTAAGTAGGATAGTTGGTGCAGTCGCATCTGCTGTTGTTGGAGTAGCAACTGGTGGTGCTGGTTTTGGATTAACAGCATTCTTACAAAAATTTGCTATAAATTTAGTTGTAGGGGCGGCACTATCTGTTGCTCAAAGAGCATTAACACCAAAACCAAAAGTACCAAGTTTACAACCAAATTTTTCCTCTCTAGGAGAATCAGCACAATCAAGGCTTGTTAATGTTAAACAAGCAATCATGGCAAGACAAACAGTCTATGGTGAAAGAAGAATTGCTGGTAATTTAGTTTATGCATCAACAACAGAAAGCAATAAATTTCTACACCTAATTTTTGCTATAGCTGGACATGAGATACAATCATTTGAATCTTTTCAACTTAATGAGGACACAGTAACTTTAGATGCAAATGGTTTTGTCAAAGAAGATAAATATAAAAGTGGTAGCACATCTTTTGTCAGAATTAAATTACACACTGGTGCAGATGACCAAACAGCAGATAGTGATTTGTTTAGTGAGGACAGCAATTGGACTTCAAATCACAGGCTAAGAGGAATTGCCTATATGTATGTCAGATTGCAATTTAGTAATGATATATTTCCAAATGGTATTCCAAATATTTCTACTGTCATAAAAGGTAAAAAAGTTTATGACCCAAGAACATCAACCACTTCATATTCTGCAAACAGTGCCTTATGTGTCCGAGATTATCTAATGAATACAAGGTTTGGACTGTCAGCGACAGCTAGTGAGGTTAATGATACAATATTTACAAGTTGTGCGAATACTTGTGATGAAACAGTAACTTTAGCCACACCTTTAAGTAAAACATTCAATACTGAAAATGATATAGGGGAAAGTGATAATAT